CGTGGAGTTAATATTGAAAAATTTCTTCGAATAATAAACCTTACCAATGGATGGACTGAGTCCACACCATGCACCAATCTGTTCCCAAAAGTTCTTCCCCCAGGGCGTTGCCTTAAATAATCCATCATCACCATTAACCATTATGCCTGCCTTGTCTAACGTAAACAATCTATTGCAATCCAATTCTCGTACTAAACGCAGAATTGCTGCATTAATTAAACATAGAATAGGAAAAGAAACTATACTACCCATTAATTGTCCGTTTAATTGTTCTTTATAATCCTCTGAATCAGATGGATTAACAATTAAATGTCCGGTTAATGCTCGTAGAAATAATTCCCTCTCTTCTTGTTTAAGCCCGATTTCATCGGAAATTGCGTTAGCACATATATTCGACAATATACCATTAATCTTATTAGTAGCGTCTTTATAATCAACAGATAAGAATGCAAAATCCTTGGACACATCTAATGTGGCACCAAGAATTGTAGATAAATATTCTGTTGTTATCCAACTACCTATTAATTTAAAGGCATTGTGTGTCTTCATTGTCGACCACATAAATTTTTGTAACGGTTTTAGAACTGTATTTAACATTGGGGGTCCCTTTGTAATGACCCGCACTTTTAATGCTTCTGCTAGTGCTACCGGTTCAGCAATGGGAATTTCTTCCATCGCTTTATTGAACATTCGCAAGTATAGCGTCTTCCAATTTTTGTACAACGTATCTAACTTCTCTTCTTCTATAGTGTAACCATCGGCTTCATTGCCTTCGATAATCACATTAGATCCTGAATACTTGAGGTTACCTAACAACCAATCATCATCCAATATTTCACCCACTGCACCACCCTTTGATCTGGAACGAATATAATTCGCTGAGGTCGATGGAAAGAACGGATTATAACGATTTTCATCTGTATATTTAGTATTTTTAAATACTTCCTTTACAGTTCGTTTAATTTCTTCTGTCATCGTTTCCACAGTAATCATACTTTTCTGAGATCTAACTGATTTATCGTCTGAATCAGCCCATTGCTCGCGTATAAACAAAGGTAACAATGGAGGTGGCGGTGTAGTTAAAGTGTCAAATGTGTCTTGCATTCCTTTCTGTAGTAGTTCCTCTCCGGGTCTCTCGAGTCCTTTCTTAATTTGAAGGACCGTCACTAAGAACGAGTGAAACTCTGGGGCTTTTGCCCTACTACGTATGAACTGGTATGCTCTACCCCCTAATAGTACATGAGGTAAATCCACACAATCGAATGGTTTTGTTGGTATATCTTGTTTGTCATCTAAAAACTCACCCTGACTGGCTGCATAGAATGCTGCTAGCTTGTACTTCATAAAAGGCATAAATCCGCCTTTCGTTGCTTGGCAACATCGATCCCAGTGATCGAGGGTTGGTTTTGTCGAGTAACCTGTATCATCGAATTTGAATAATAACTTTAATGCTTGTATTATTTTCTGTATTGCATCATATAAATTAGCACGATCTTGTGATTGTGCTATAACATGTGTCTCAATATGGACTCCGCTCTGTCGAGTCTGCGTCGGGTCTGCTTTTGCAGTAACCTTTCCTTGTGGAAGGGCCCCTCTCATATGAGATGAAGATTTCGCTTTTTTAACGTCTATCATTTACGGCTACGGTCG